TGAAGGAACAAATATCACCACTTGCACTAATTATAGACATAGGTGGCTTTTTACAAGTCTTGAACATATTACTTTACCTCAATAGATACACTCATATCCGATGATTGAGCAGGGAAAGTAAGAACTACTGAACCATTACTCTGTACTGCATCAGAATACCAAACAGGGGCATATACATCTATTAAAGAACTTGTTGTAATAGATGAATCAGTAAACGTGATAGTTGTACTTCCTGCCGATAATGTTTGAGCAGGAAGTACCTTATCAGTAGATGCAACAGTAATAGTCTTATCTGTATTATCGTATGTAATGCTGATCTTATTTCCATTAACTAACTTCAAAGCATCTTTATTACTAATGCTCTGTACTTCTGTTCCATTAACGATTACATTTCTCCATGTATCAACATCACCCGTAGGGATATAAGACCATTCGTTAGAATTGTTATAGAAGAACATATCTCCTACATGAGCAGCTACCCCTCCATAAGTTCCGTCTGTTGCTACAAAGTATGTATCTCCGATAGTAGGATTACTCGGCAAATCGGGCAAATCTCCGGTATTAGTTCCAAGAGTTCCCCTGGGTACAAGAGGATCGGGTAAGTTAGCAATTTCCTCAAGAGCCGTTCCAGCCTTCTTTAATGCACCGAGAGCGAAAATAAATACTGTGTTAATATTCATTTATTTTACCCTCCTATTACCATTGAACAGTTCCGTCAGACTTAACCAAGCCAACTTCAAGTGATGCAGTATAGAAAACAGAGTTTTCACTTATCTTTGTAACATCAGTAGGAAGTCCTACAATAGTAGGCTTATTAGTAACGACATTAGCGGGTATTTCCGATTTAGTATCTGCATAAACAACGAGTTCGGCAGAACCATCCATCTCTCTCTTAATTCCTTCTAACTTCATCATTGTTCAAATTCCTCCTTTTAGAGTTAATTTCATTATAGCAAAGCCTTTTTAGTTTTGATATACTACTTTATTTAACTTTGTGCATTAGCCTCAGTAATTTCATAGGTCAATTTCATCGTCAAGTCCGCACTCTTAATTACCGCAGTATCAAGATTGTTTACTGTACTTACCCATGGGAATATTGTATGAAGATTGAGTGCTGAATTTGAATAAGACCTTACTCCTAACATAGTGCCGTACTCGTTTACTCCTGATAAAATTCTCTCCATTTCAAGCATATATCTCTTGCAATAGTAGAAATGGTCATTATGCCAATACACAGTAGGGGTTTCGTTTCCTGAAGCATCGGAGGTTGTTATATAAAAATCTCCATTCGGAAGTAAGATGAAACTACCTTGTCTTCCACCGTTGCCCCATTGTGTAGAATTTCCATGTATTGTATATACAGGATTATCGTATTCTGTAACATCGGCATCATTAGAAAGATTACACTTAACAATCTTCTGTGCCATATTGCCACTTAACGCATAAAGATAGCCGTTATTTATGAGCATACCACTTCCACTAAATACTGTAAAATTGCCTTTGAAAGTAGTAAATGATACACCCGAAAAATTATGTGTGGTAGCCGTGCAAGTCCAATCAGAAACTTTAATAGCATAATCATTCAGAGTTCCGTTACCGCTTGGGAATGTGAGAAGATGTATATAATCTCCTGTGTATGCAGTTGTAACATGAGACCATACAGTATCATAATTATCTACGGTTTGAGATATAGTGTGAGTTATGGAATCTCGTACCGAGTAAGTTGAACCCGTTAAGTGTAATATCTTGGTGTTCAAATTATATTCAGTAACAGTAATAGTTCCACTTGAATACGAAATAGCAAAAGCCTTTTCTCTTTCATAATCAACGATGTTTATGGTTTGAAAAGCCGCATCTATCACTAACTGTTGTGTAGTGTAGGCATTATATAAACTATCATTGACATAGGCATCACTTGTTGGAACCCTTGTTGCGGTATCAGTAAAATCTGCTCTTGCTATCTGCGGTCTTGTAAGACACACTCCTGCTATTGTTCCATTTCCTCTATCTGTACTCCAATCAAATACATGACGATAACCACCTGTAATTACACCGCTTTCAGTAGTGTTATACGAGCCTCTTTTGGAGTTGTTGCCATTATAGGCATCATTAGAGCATTGAGCCGTAATATTAGAATTGCCTGCAAGCATTCCAAAGAACCCAGGCACAACATCATTATCGGGGTTTACATTATCAGTAAGCAAACAACCGCCAAACATTCTATCATATATTGGATAGATAGCAGTATTAGGTATCATATACCACATATTACCCTGCTTTATCATAGAGGAAGCATAGGGTGTAATTACATTATGCTTTTCTACTCTCTTAACGACCTCTCTCTTTGTCCTGCCGTTTATCTTCTTCTCTCTTGCAAGTTCAAGTCTTGTATATCCTTGTAATGCCATATTACATACCCTCCATTTCTGTATATTTTAACCCTGTGCCCGATGTGCTGTAATAATCTTGGTTTCCTATTGTATCGTGATAGTAACCCTCGCCTGTTTGACTATCCTGCATAGGCACTAAGTCCATTACCATGTCTCCATCGACATAAATTTGAACACCGCCCATTATACAAAAAGCCTTATTACTGCCCGTATTAGTACTAAATATGCTTATTAAGCTGTGTGCTCTTCCTGCTCCACTACCTTGTATCAAAGTGCCATTAACTTTGGCATGATCAAACCCAAGTTCAATATCCATTACTTCTCCCTTATTTACGGAGAACTGAACATATGAACCGCCAATATAATAAGTAAAGCCACCTCCCTCTGTGGAAAGCAAAAAATGAGTATTATTCCATACAGAGCCGAAAATAGCAGTATTACCTTGACTATATTCATATCTAAAGATTTTGAATTTGATTACTAAATCTGTTTCATCTCCATAGATAGGCAAATCTACTGACTGTTCCCCTGTGGCAACAACACAAGGAGAGGCTGTACTTCCTCCACCACCGCCATTACCACCACAACAAGCAATCCAATTAGTCATTAACTTATCCTCACTTTCACAGGCATATTCGCAGATTGAGCAGGGAATGTAAGCGTCAATGTGTGATTAGTTCCATCGGTAACTTGAGCCGTAGGCACAACTCCCGTAAACGCCTCATCAACAAAAGGTTGAACAGTACACCCATCAACAATAGCATTATCAGTAAATACTACTGTTGTGCTTCCTGCGGTAAGACTTCCTGTAAGTTCAGTATAACTGCCTTTTTGATGCAACTCATTTATAGCACCAATAATTGTCTTTGCGGTAGTCAACAACGAGGAAGTAAATTGTACCGTGGACATGAAAAATGTAGCAATAGTACCAAGCGTGTGCTTTCTTGATATATAGCCTGATTGCGTCATAGCATTAGGAATTGCAGTTTCAAGCAAATCATTAGCAGTAATCTGTTCCGCAGTAGTCAACTGTGATATTTCTTTACTATCTGGCATATCTTATACCTCCGTTAATCTCGTACCACCATCTTCGGTAATTCTTGTATTATTCACTTCACTTCCGTCCTCAAGTTCAACTGTAATTCTTGTATATTGTACTGCCTGTGCAGTCAAGTTCATATTATCATCAATTCCTACTATATCCATACCACCAACAAACGGTGTAAATACATCAGATGCAGATACTCTTGTCGGACGTATAAATTCAACCGCAACACTTTCCTCAAGTCCGATAATATCCATACCACCAATAATAGGGTCGAATGTCTCGAATATCTCAATACCACCATTGAATTTATCAGAGGGTGCGAGGTTTTGTCCTTGAATAACCGCAATTAAATCACCGCTATTAATAATAGCAGTGCCACTATTTAACTTTGCTCGCACTTCCCATTCGTGAGCCGCACCTGACTCCACATCTTGAAGATAAAATTGATTACCTTGCGTATGATAACCGTCTTCTCCATATGTATCTACGGGCTCTCTATCAAATTTAACACCGTCAAGATAATAATTAAGAGTGATAACTTGGCTTTCATTGGCAAGAGTATTGAGCATTTTAAATTCATGCCAAAGTGTTACCGTTGTGGTATCACCTACGGTAAATCTTACCTTGTATATTCTTTGAAATGACGTTGTGAGCGATATAATGCCTGTATTGGTATAGGTATAATATGTAAACTTATTTCCCGAGCCCTCTTTACTAAGAAGTCTAGTACTCGCAATATCGCTTGTACTTACACCTTGCAAATATGGGTTTATACCCTTGGATATAATCTCCATTCCGCCATGCCATTTCCACTCATAATTTGTAATGATAGTTTCTACTGTATCGCCGGAAGATGTTACTAATGCTAATCTATCACCGCAATCTAATGAAGGATCGCAAGGCATATCTATCTCACATGGAGTATATACAACATCATTCAACTTATCAAATAAGTTATCTGTCATGGTCTGCAATACAGATAGTATTCCGTAGTCCCATGCAGGAGCATCGGGTATCTGCATGATATTACCATCATCTTCTATACTTGAAATAGAAGAAAATGTACCCTTCGCAGAAGTAACAGTCAATCCTACAAAATGACAAGTATAATCAGCAACAGTAATTGTGTACCAATCACTTGACGATAACTCTACATCAACCTCTGTATGGAAACTATAAAGTTCCAATGCACCTTGTCTGTTATCTCTTGCACAACAACCTAAGTTTTGACATACAACCTTAACTGCGTCACGATAAGTCTTAATGCCACTTGTACTATCAAGATAGATATTAGTAGTGACATTAGTGAAGTTATCTATAATAAACTGTTCATCAAAGGCAAGAGGATAATCACAAGCCTCAGAAATAAAAGAAAGAACTTCCCAGGGAGTACCGGAAATAGCGTCAGCAGATAACCCTTTATCTAACTTACGCATAGGATCATAAGCAGTAAACTTAACCGTATTCTTATCCGGTCTATCAGGAGTAGTAATAGTAAATATTCCTAAAGGCAATTCTTCCCATGCGTTATTTATCATTATACGATAGTTAAGAACCACTTGAGCATCATAGAAAGCATATCGGGATATATCTGTAAGGATAGACATTTCAAGAATATCCGAAGATACATCACCAAACTCTATGCTTTCTCCGTCAGTACATTGTCTTGCTATATTTAATGAATCTTGAACGATATTAGAAGGCGTGATATTTAAAACGCTCTCGTCAGCGAAAGTGATAGTACCATAGACCTCATCATAAGGTCTATCTATGGCTTTCATAGCATCTTTATAACCACTACTTGTCGTTCTCATAAATCAATTATAACATAGTACCCTTTATCAATTTCTGCTGATTAACATAACGAGCATTAGCTTTTCCAATCTCTCTATCGCCAATAACAAGATTCTTACTATTGACTGCTTGTACTACTTGTAATGTAGCGTTAATCATCTGTTCAAAATATGGTGCAAACTCTTCGCCTACTGCTTGTCTGATTGTATCTAACGGTGCTTCAATATTAGTTCCATTAGACTGATCTCCTACCATAGCCAGGAACGGCTTGTTAGGAGGCAATACCGCACCTTGAGCAAGAGGAGGAATAGGGGTATAACTAATCGTTCCTGAACTTGCAAAAGCCAATGCAGCACCGCTTAATCCTCCCATACTGCTTAAAGTAGAAACAAGAGTATTTCTACCTTCGACAATACTCGAGAAAAAGTCATTCATAAGACTGATAATTTGATTAAAGATATTCCTAAATAATCCAGGAAGATTGCTTAACGAGTCCGGAATACTCAAGAACGCTAATACTAAGTCAGAAACCTTTTCTGCTATGGCTATTGCAATATCCGTAAATGTATCTTTAATCTCCTCCCAAGTATCGAAAGACTCAGAAATATCATCAAATACATCACTTAAATCAACTTGTCCTAAAATGAAGTCTTGTATGAGTTGATTAAATCCTCCCGACATTAAATCCCAAATACCTATAAGAACATCTTTTACAGTTCCGAAGTTAATTCCAAGTTCATCTAACTTATCGGAAATAGAATTAACAAAATTAGTAAATCCATCTATTTCCTTATCAAAGTTAGCAAACATATTACGGAAACCAATAAATCCGTTAATAAGGGGTGCAAATTGATCCGTTATGCTCGTAAGATTAAGTTTAACCAAGAACTCAAAAATGCTAAAGATTCCAATATCCTCAGTTTCAGCACCAGTAATAGATTCGATAAGCCCCTTGATTGAATTGAGAACATCAAATACATTATCGAAAGCCGTAGCCATTCTCTCTACTTCTTCCCTAATAACCACTATCTTTCCTGTAAATTCATCAGAGGTTAAGAAATCATCAATAGCACTCTTTATTCTCTCTATCTTATCGGGCAAATCAGCAATAAATTCCGCAATCTTAGGGATTGCCTCACCAATCTTAGACAATACATTACCTATGTTATCGCCTATCTTAGTCCAATCTAATTTGCTAATCCTCTCGATTATTCCGCTAATGGAATTAAACAAAGAAGCCCAATCAATCTGAGCAATAGCATCTTTAACATTTCCGAGTACAGTTAATAATCCTTCAAAAATCTTCTTAACTGAATCGAACAATCCACCATTATCGGGGAAGACTTCTCCTAACGCAGACCATACCTCTTCCCAAAGTTTTCTTAAACGTTCCTTTATCTCGTCCCACTTAATGCTACCTAAGAACTCCTTGATTGCTTCGCCAACTCTATTCCAATCAACCTCATGTACGGCACTAATGAAGAAATCAAGTATCTGATTAGCCCACTCAGTAATAGACATACCAAGAAGTTTCCAACCGGAAAGAGTGCCTTTACCACCTTCTCCACCACTACCACTCATTTGTTGTAAGAAGTTATTTATAGCATCGCCAAAACTCTTGCCCCATTCAGCAAAGTCAGCAGTAGAGATAAATCCCCACATTCCTGATATAGCACTCTTAAACAGATTGCCAAGTGTTTCGCCAATCTTAGGAACTATTTGAGGGATAGCAGTATTAAGAGCCTGAGCAATTCTCAGACCTATCATATACATTCTATTAGGAGTAATTACGATGTTTACAAAGTCAAATCCGAGATTAAATGCGTCAGCAAGAACTTGACCTATCTTAGTAGCCAATTCACCATTAGATAAAACTCCATCGGTAAATGTTGCTATAAGATTGGCTATTTTTAGTATCTTATTTCTTCCCTCTCCGGTAAGCCATTCATGTACCCTATCCAAAGAGTTGCTTAAACTTTCAGCAAAAATCTGTCCTAATTCAAAAGCATCACCCGTTTGCCATGCTTCACGAATCTTTTGCATAAGGCTATCCATCTTAACCTTAACTCGTTCAAACATAGTATTAGGGTCAATATCGTCACCAAGACCACCACCGCCACCTCCTGATGGAGTCTTAGTCTTATCATCATCTACGCCAAGTACATTAAGATCATCGAAGGCGGCAAGTCTATCATTCAAATCATCTTGTGCCTTAGCAGCCTTACTTGCTCCTCCTGCCGCATCCTTTAAACTATCAGCATAATCTCCTGCGTCAACCTTAACGGCTTGTAATACGGTTGCCTGTCCTGTAATGGCAGCGATAAAACGAGCAATAGCATTACCTACACTCGCAAGTAAATCCATAAATTTAACGAGTATAGGATATACATAGTTGATTATAGGTGCGAAGGCTGCCGCCCATGCGTTTCTTAAATACAGAAGTGACGATCTTAATTCTGTAATAGCGTGGTTGGTTTCATTTGTAGCACTCTCATATTGGACAAGACTCTTTAATCCTTCCGTTACCGCACTACGAAGTTTACGATAAAGGAAGAAAAATGATCTTACACCAAAGATGTACTTAGTAAGCATCTGCAAAGTGTGTTTGAGATTCCTTGAAGAAAAAGCCTTATCAGCAGAACCACTAATCTTATCAAGGGCGTTTCTCAATCCATCCCTTATCTTGCTAATCAATTCACTAACGGTTTCAATAACCTTTTTGATTGCATTATAGATAGAAGAAAATACTTGTTTCGCCTTGATCCATATAGACTGTAAAACATTACCAATAGTCTGTATAGCATTAACTACTTGAGAAATAACAGTAATAACAAGGCTAAGTCCTGCCGTTGCCTCCGCTAATGCAAACTTACTAATCAGCCCCGCTTGTTGTGCAGCCGGACCGATAGCCTTTATCACATTAAGAATACCCGAAAGTAATCCATCGGCATTTGCGAACCCTTGAATAGCCTGGTCTATCGTAGACATAGCCTGAGCAGCCTGAGTAGTTCCTGCCTTATAAAGATTAAGTTGGTTATAGGCTCTTAATAAAGCCCCTCTTAATTCATCATAACGAGCAATATTCTCAGGAGTAGGAGATTCTATCGCTCTTAACTCTGCCATTTCTAATTTTGCTTGTCTTATATAATTAAGCAAAGAAAGAAGAGGCTGATAAGATAAATCTGCCTTAGTATCTATTCTTGCGGTGCTTAATCCTTCAACCGCATCTTTAAGAGCCTCACTCGTTTCTTCGGCTTTTGTACCTACATCTTCAACATTGTTTTCAACTTCACCAAAAGTATCTGCGACATTCTTTGCGATTTGTTCTAAATCACTTGCACCTTCGGCTGCCTTTTCCTCTGCCGTTGCTACGCCATTAACAGAATTAAGTATTAAATCTGCATCCGCAACTGATCCTCCGAAAGTGCTATTAAAAGCCGTTGCTCTATTATTCATATCCTCTAAGTAAGCATCTGTCTTACTAATTGAATATGTTAAAGAATCAATATCACTTTTAGTTGTTGCTATTTGAGAATCAAAGCCCGAAACTTCACTTCTTAAAGTATCTATAGCGGTTTGAGCAATAATAGCCCTTTTTGTGTTAGGTTGCCCTGCGTGTCTATCAGCATAGTTAGCCTCTTTTTGCTCTAAAATAGCGTTCTTTTCGGCTCTTTTAGCCAATAAATCTTTAAGTTGAGCAACCTTTTCTTGTAAAGTAATTCTGTCTTTAAGAGATTGGTTGATTCGTTCTTCGACAACCTTCTCATCGTCAAGAGTACCAATTCGCTTTGATGCCTCTTGATTGATTTTCTTTAATGCGTCTTGCTGATTTTCTAATCCCGTATCTTTTACATTGGCTTTTGTGGCTTTGCTAATCTTTGAGGCAAGTTCTTTTGCCTCTCTTATCGCTTCACGGGGATCAATGCTTACTGAAAACTTTATTTCATTCTTATCAGACATACCGCATTACTCCTTATTCCATATTTCATTAAGTAATGCGTCATCTTCTTTTTGCTTTAAGGTACGCATATCCCAATTAAAGTATTGAGGATTATCACGCCTAAATTCTTGCTCGTACTTTTCTAACTTCTTTCCTTTTGCTATCTTACTTCTGATACCAACAACAGTTGATAGAGGACTTTCCCCTATAGCACAATAATAACCCATAAATGTCCACCAATGACAGTATTCGACACTACGAATTTCTGTGTTTGCAACATTGTTGATACCGGATGCAATCAACTGAGAATCGCCTTCCCAATCTATTAACTTCATTTCTGTCTTTGCACCAGGATTTTCCGAACCACAATTAAAGAATATGAACATCTTATTAACAAGTTCGGTTATTAACTCCTCTGCACAAGTAAATAACTTCTCCATATCATCAAATTCTTCGAAAAAGATGATTAAGGCTGCAAATATTCTTTCGGAGTTAGATAAACCAACATCATTAAGTGCCGAAAAGCAATCTAACACCATCCGATAATCTCCATTATTGCGGATATGATAAACTGCGTTCTCGGCACTTACTGTTATTGGCAATTCATACATTACTTATGATACTTCTTTGTGTACTTGCTTGTATGCTTAGATACCTTATTTTCAAACTTCTTAATCTGCTCACTAAATCCTGTTGTATAGAGTTTTGATAATACATCTATGATTCTCTCATATCTGAATTGTCCGTCTACAGGATCAAACATATTGCCCGAAGGGACACATACCTCAGATGCGTTTGTATCGAAGATAAAATCAATCAACTTACGCATTTCAGAATCAATATCCGTAAGAACAGAACCAATCTTATCCAGGCTATCGAGGTCTACATCATCACTATCAAGTTTGTCTGTAGGGATAGATTCAACCTTCTTTTGAGCCTCCTTAGCAAAGTCTTGTAACTTAGGATAAGCCTGAGTAAATCTTGCGTAGATATTCATATCAGAAACATTGATTTCCAATATTCTGTTATAATCTCCACCAATCCTAAACTTCTGCTTTTCTACGAACCCCAGGTCAATATCCTTAATCTCCGGATCGTTGATAGGTGCAGTAGTAGCCTTTGCCTTCTTTTCATCGTCAATCATTAGATTTACCTCCAAAAATAAAATACGCCCGACACGGCATATTACGCTATGTCGGGTCGTATCTTAATTATATCAGATTGCTACATCGGGAGTGAATGTGAAGTCATCAGACAACTTATTAACAGTACCAAGTGTAGACTCATTAGAGAAATATGCGGAAATAGGCATATTTACATTAGTGTCACCACCAAGAGAGTTATAAGTGATTGTGCAGTTCACATGACGCTCTGACTCATATCCGTTTGTGGAATCACCGATATAAGCAGTAATGATGTAAAGGTTGAACTGATTGAGTTCTGTAAGGGCATTTCTCTTACGAATGTCGTTCAACTTAGCACCCAACTTAGAACCACCCAGGATAAGGTAAGGATCAAAGTCCTGCTGAGGCTGAGTCTTGTTGATGTCCGTGTAGTTGATGCCGAGAATATCTGTCGTTGTTTCGATGTCGGCATTGTACTCAATGGAGGAATCCTCAGTTCTACGACCAAGAATCTCTCTGTTATACTTCTGACCGTCAATCGTGATAGAACCATTCTCGTCCTTCCACTCTGCGACTGTAATGAGCAACTTTCTCGCTGCTCTTTGATGTTGTGCAAGATTAAATTCGCTAATAGCCATAATCTGCGTTCTCCTTTCTTATGTCCAAACGACTTTAGTATAGTCTATATAATCAATCCTAATCTCCATGCTATATAAAGCAAGAGCAGGAGTGATTGCCGTGTTAATTCCGTCTACTGACGGGTTTTCATCCGTAGTGTGCATCTCCTCAATAACACACTTATCGCCAAAATCAGGATAATTATGATTCTCGCCTTGTTCATTAACCCAATCCATCATCTTTTGGATGTCTGCAAGATCATCAAGGTTCTCGTTAGTAAGAATATCCTTAGCAATAGCCAGGTCTGTAATAGACTTAGATATAACGAGGTTAATCGTATATCTCTTCATTACGCTACCATCTACAAAAGGCTTATTAACTCTCTTATCATTAGAGGAGGTAAGAAATTGAATGGTATCATTTTTAGCGTTAATGAAGTTAATAAATATAGGGCTATTCTGTATGTCAGAATAGTTCGCTAAAAAAGTGAGTACCGCTTTATTCTTATCAACTACATCCGGCATTATGTATAATACCTCTTTCCTACTATTCTCGCTCCAATAGCGTCTGCAAGAACCTCATATACTTCTCTACGCATAGGGTTATATACTTGAGGAGTCTTTCTTGCTCTGTCCGTCCAATGATCGCTTGAAAACAAAGTCGTATAACCTTGAATAAAGATTACTTTTCCGTTATCGAGAACAACCGTATGTCTACGACCTAATTCTCTGTTTGTCGGGTATTTAGTCATACCTTTAGGAGTCCTAAAAGTATTCGCTGCGATACCATTAAATATCGGGTTATTGGGACCATATACTTGTCCTTCAAACTGATAATGAGCATAATCTTCCGTAGGTGCTCCGTCATAACCCCATTCTACAGACATATAATTATCGCCTATTTCAACACGATAATCCTTCTTTAACGCTCCTGTATCTTCCGGTGCAAAAGTTCCCATAGCATTACCGACTATTTCACCCACTCTGTTCAAAGTGTCATAGTCCATCTTCTTTTGAAGTTCGGATATAGCATGATTCATAAAATCAGTATTCTCTAATTTGATATACATACTATTCTCCTATGACTCGATAATGTTGAAACCCCATTCCTGTACCGATATTGATTACAAAAGAATCAACCTCGACACATTCTTTCAGTTCTTTATACTTTGATACAAGATCAGTTGATCTCTTCCCTGCCGTATATTCATCTATCTCATCCTTAACTTCATCCAGGATGATAATATCTCCTGTAGCAAGGGTGAAATTCTTTGACTTATCGGCTAAGGCTCTCCAATCTTGTTGGTACATAAACCTATCGTCTTTAGGAATACGGCACATAACATTCTTTGTTTCCAAAGCGATACCCGATACCTTTACAGAATACTTGCCTACATAGTAAGTCTGATTGTCATACTTCCAAAAACAGTTATTAAGAACAGTACGATACCAAGTAACCCTCTGTGTAGTAGGGTCTACATACTTGTTATATATCGTAAGTGTCTTATCCCACCAGGGGAATGGAAAACTGTTATTCATTAGGATATAGACCTCTGTAAAGTATCTTTTGCCCTGCACTATTCATTAAACCATTAAGGTAACGCTTAATGCAGTCATCTATCTCTGTCTTTGCCTTATCATAAAGAGCATTTCCCGAAAGAACGGCATAAGTAGCCGATACACCATCATTAGCCTGGGACATAAGTTGTGCATTAGCGTTGATACCGCCCGTACTGCTTACATCAGGAGTAAGAA